GAATCGCTTCCCTTCTAGGGAGGAATATAGTTGTTGTGCTGATTTGTTTGTCATAAATTATTCGGGATCATCTGTGGATTCTGGGAACACTACGTCTTCTGTGACTGTAGTTTGTTCAAGGTCGTCGAGGTCATACTCAGAAACATCTAAAGCCCACAGCCCGTCAGCCGTAGGGGCTGGCTTAGTCACCCAGCGTGTGGTTCCTCCAGTAGTCCAGTATGGAAAGTTGCGCTCTTTACCTTCTTCGTCGGCGCGCTCAATGGCGGCTTCTTCGCTTGCGTAAATTAGATACATTAGTAGATGTCGTATTGATTGTTAATGTTAGCTTCGATGGCTAGACGGTTGGCTAGTTGATTTGTTTTCCAAATAACAACTTCCTTTATTTCTCCAAGGAAGAAATTAGAGTTAGTGGTTAGAACTCTGTTACCACCAAGCGTGTTATATTTGGTAGTGAATATAGGCTGTGCGTCTGATGTTATATCATTTGTGCCTTGTGAAACCTCTTCAATATTAACGCCATTACGGGCTGTTTTAATTTGGTCACTACTTCCATCACCTGTGTGAATTGCCGTGCCTAAAAGAAAACCAGAGCCGTCTGGGGAATGATTAACAAGATGAAGGGATTGGGTAATGAACACTCTTGTAACAGTGCTTTCAAAGCTTATCCCTCTACCACTATTCGTTGCGCCAAGGGTGGAGTCATTAGCACCAACTCTGGTCTGAACAGAAAACAAACTCAACGCTTGGTTGTGTACGTTTAACATGTTTGCTGATGTACTCCCGCTTGTAAGATAATCATCTACCCCATCATACTTCACAGAGCCAAGGAAGTTACCATTCTCAACAATCTTAGGTTGCTTGGTGGACTCCGCTTGAAGCATATGGAAGTTCTCACCTGACTGGTCATACCATTTGGATACGAAGCCGCTACTTGAATGAGATACAATTTCAAAGTCACTAATGGTATATGAACCTGTATTGCCATCAGCAAACATTAAGTGAGTTCCGTCTGCTGTTGCAGTCAATGTATCCGTATAAGTTCCATTAGCGGTAATGGTGGTTCCCTCACTGGTTTTATTAGTAACAACATCTGTAGCTCTTACACCCCTAAGAACTGGGCTTAAACTAGCGGTGCTACTAAAGTTGGTAACAGTGTATTTTACTACTATTACGTCTTCGTCTTTAAATACATAGGGGAATCCAGCCATACCAACCCCCCCATCACTATTGTCAGCGGAGAACCCAGTGTTTGATAAGTTACTAACGGTATAGTTATTAAAGGAACCAGTGCCATTAACTGCTGTTCCTACTGTTTGTATTTCATTCACCCAAGCTTCTAGCGTTCCGTTAGCGACCTCCTTGGCTAAGAAAATCCTATCCGCATCGTCACTAGAACGCCTTACTTCAACTACCTTGTTGTTACCCGCTTTGTCATTGAGGTCACGTAGGCTGTAAGCCGCCGCCGCGCCTCCTACAACTTTACTTAGTAGTGGACGAGATTCCCCTTTACGATCTGAGAAACGGTTTACTGTGATTGTCTTTTCAACAGAACTAAGAGTAACATTATTAGATGCAAAGCTACTTGCTATCTCCCAAGGAACTATAACATTTTCAGCAACATTTATGCTGAAACTAGGTGTACCATCAGAGCCATCAATAAAACTCCAAGCAAAACCACCGCTAGTTGCTTGTCTATAAATAGCTCCATCACCCCCGACTTGATTCCAAGTTAAAGATGTAGAGTGTGGTCTTGTGTAAGTTCCTGATAGTGAAGAGTTATCATTACCATTATTATCAGTACCAGTAACAGTAACTTGCATTTCGATAGTGCCATCACTCAATGGAGTGGTAGCAGTCATAGTTCCTCCACCACTATCGGCTGTGCGGTCTACTGAGATTGTCTCTGTTAGGGGAAGACCAGTAATAGTTACACCGCTTGGCATCACAGCCTTCCAAGGTCTGTCAGTAAAACCAGCGCCATTATTAAGGAGTAACTGCGGGTCAGTGTCGCTATCTTCAAGGAGATAAGTATAGCCATCGGTTGCATCAAAACCAGCAACACCAATTGAGCCGCTTCCTCCTTGTTGAGTCCACCCTGTACCTGCTACTGTAGTTCCTGTATATATTCCACTAATGTTAGCGTGTCCTGCAACGGTTACTTGGATTGAGGTAGTGGAGTCTGTAAGTGGGGCTATGCCCACCGCTTTACTCAGAGTAGTTACACCTGCAAGGATGTCTCTGTTGACACCGATTGTTGAGGTGACCCCACCTCTAGTTACCGTGAAGGACTTCTGTGGCATAGATTAGTAGTTTACGTTTGCACCTGTTCCGCTTGAGCCAGTGTTGACTGTAGAGCGACGAATAGTTAATTTACTTGTGCCTGTCTTCTTGGAGCTTTGACGCTTTCTAAGAGGCTTGTTCTCTACCTTCGTCGCTGTCTTGGTAGGAGGGGGAGGGGGAGGTGGCGGTGGAACTGGGTCTGGGACTTTTGGTGCGGAGGAACACATGGTAGTATTATTCTCTTAGTTTAGGGTTAAGTATGTTTTCGTTTTGCTCGTAGAATTTAGAGCGAAGGAATTTAACAACAGATCGTTGCCCATAATGAAAGTCTAGTTTCCGTAGCTCAGTCTCAGGTGTGAAATCTTGAGCAGGAAACACGCGTTCTAAATAGGTAACAACCTGTTCTGGAATTAGTGGTTCTGGTTCTTTCATATTAGTCCTTAGTTATAAATCGTTTAGTTCTTTTGGTAGCTTTCCTTCTTCAATCCACTCCTTAGTCTGGAGCATACACATTACATTCCAAATGATTGCCCCGCCGTGATCTTCGTCTTGTTCATTTTCCATCCACTGCCACAGGTGACGGTATAGGCTGTCAACATACCTGCTGAGAGGAATCCCTTTTTGCCAGTTGTTACGTCCGTAATGAACAGCACCATCTTCAAATCTTTTAGCGGCGGCTCGTAAAGCACAAGGAGGCATAAGACTAGGTAAGCCATTACCCGTCTTGGAATCCCTGATAGCTCCAGTATCATACTCTGCGTGTTTACCTGAATTGGGCAACACTGAGGGTTTGTTGTTCATGTCGTTGGTATCCATAAGTCTTTTAATGTGTGTGTTGGAATGTCGTAGTCCGTAATGCGAAGGATGTAGGCGAGTCTAGCTGTGAGTAGTGCGTCAGCTTCGGTCATATCTTTTGACTCGTATATATCAACAACGCTTTGCCAGTTGTATCCTTTCTTATCGAGGAGCTTTCTTGCTGTGATAACACCGATGCCTTTACAGCCAGAGTAACCATCAACAGAATCACCCGCTAAGGTTTGAATCAGATGCCACTTGTTAGCATCCTCCTCAGATGTATCGTGCATCTCATCCCTCAAGAAGTTATACCACTTGCAAGGCAACGTTCCGAAGTCCTTGTCACCAGAACAAGCTACATAATCTTTATTCTCTGTGCAGACAATACCGATGAGGTCATCAGCTTCTAGGTTAGGAAACTTAATGCCGTTGTGTTGGTCAAAGACTTCACCTATGAGAGCTTTAAGTCCTAGTGGCTTACGCTTATCCTTGCGGTTAGCTTTGTAGTTAGGCTCTAGCTCGTGACGAAAGGTGTGACTGTCGCTGAACGCCATCTGGTATTCAGTTGTTCCTACCTTCTTTAGTATTTTCTCAATAGCTTCATCTACTTTTTGATGAGCCTCGTTGATGTTCATGTGTAGTGTGAAGATGTCATCCTCCCACCGTATCTCTGTTTCCGATCCAAAGGCGGCTCGGTAAACAACCATGTCTCCGTCTATTATTGCTGTCATGTGGGTATGTGTGTTTTCTTTATTGATACATAAGGTAAAGTCAGCAGGTCGCTAGGCTTAATCTTTGTTAAAAGGTCTTTACGTCCCCACTTGGTGCGAGAGTATGTCTTGTATAAACAATCCTTAGCGGTGTCTACCAAGGCATCCATGTCCACGAGCTTATCGACAAGTCCTATTAGGTCATCACGCTTTACCATGTAGAATCCTTTCGGGCGTTCAAAAGCAAAGTGAGTGCAGTCTCCGTATAGCCAGCCCTTTCGTCCTTGTACATTCTTCAGTTCGATCCATACGGTTTCCTTGTCCTTGATAGACTTGATGTCTACCTTGAACGACAGGTCACAGTGAAAGTCAATGTGCTTGAGTTCATCTTGAAACTTAGCTTTCACTATTTCTGTTTCAAAGAAACTATCTACATTAGCTTTAAAGACAGCCTCGGCTTTGAAACCTTTGGCACTCATTTGACCAGTTTTATCGAACTTGTTTCTATACATAGGGGTAGGGGTTAGTGCGTTTCTTTCCAGTTGTTTCCTATTTTGTATTCACCATCGAGCTTGCACTTGAAACCTAATGTCTCTCCCGCTTTAGCAATGGAATCTACATACTGCTGTCCAAGTTCGTCAGCATCTTCAGCCTTGCAACTGAACTGAACTTCATCGTGGACATTAGCGTGTAACTCGTAAGGAAGTTTAGCGAGCTTGTTAAATTCAACGAGTGACTGTTTCATAATCACAGCACCTGCACTTTGAAGTAACAGATTGAGTGCGCTGTGCGAGGAGCGACAGGGAAGGATGCGTCCGTCGATGCCTGTTAGTGTTCCCTTTGCTTCGACTGCTTTGGCTACTGCGTCTGTGAGTCGTTTGATAGCAGGAGTTTTTGACATGAAGGATGCTTTGAGTTTCTTACCCTCCTTGTTAGAACCTCCTACAATCTCTCCAATCTTTCCATCACCTGCTCCGTAGAGGAACGCATAGATGAATGTCTTAGCTTGGTCACGAGTCTGTAGACCTGCGGCGTTCTGGTTAGCTGTGTGGATATCACCCTCAAGTATCTCCTTTTCATACGCTCCTTTGTCGAAGGCGTTGAGATAGTGAGCGAGACACCGTAGCTCTAAACCACTAGCATCACACCCAACAAGAACCCTATCCTCTGGGGCTTGAAACAAACTACGACACTCACTACCATAAGGCGCACGAACAGCAGGGACTTGTGCTAGGTTAGGTCGTTGGTGTGTGCATCTACCACTAACAGCACCGTTGGTATTAACACCGCCGTGAATCCTTCCGTTCTTCTCCAGTAACATCCACGCTTGTTTACCCTCTGCTATCTGACCAAGACGTTTGGATACCAATAGATATTCCAATAGCTTGTCAGCTTCGGGAGTGCCGATACCTTTGAGAACTGCTTCGTTGATCTGTGGGCGTTTACCTTCGTATGCTTCTGGCTTCCATCCCTTACTCATCAAGCGGTCAGCAATCTGGTCACGACTCCCTGCGTTGAAGGGGATGACCTTGACTTTGTTCTTTCCCTTCTTGATGTCCTTTGCTTTGTAACCATTCTCGGTCGCTAACTTCTTGGACTCCCAAACTTTACCATCCTCTGTTTTCCAGTAGGTTGTCTTCATCTCAATCCTAGTAGGCTCAAACATCTCTGCCAGTTCTTCTTTGAGTTCGATGCGCTTCACCATTAACTCAGCAGATAACTTGTAAGCTCCCTCTGAATCAAAAGGGAAGCCGTTGTATTCTTGCCTACGAATGAGTCGAGCGAACTGGTGTTCAAGGTCGAGCATCTGCTGGCTAGGGTTTTGTTTTCTAAGGAACTCATAAAGTTTCTTGGTAACAACAACGTCCTGCATACAGTAGTCTTCCATTTCCTGTGACCATTGAGACCAGTCTTCCGTCTCTCCGTGATCGTCCTTTGCTTCTCCGATGCGTTGACCCCAAGCCTTGAGGGAGTGAGAACCAACGATAGATATATCTCTACCTGCTCGGTAGTCGTGTGCCTTGAGGTCAGGGAAGATACACCGTGACATAATCACAGTGTCGGATACGTTACTGTGAGGCTGAAGACCTGCGGCACGGATGACTGGATAGTCAAACCCTATGGAGTTGTGTCCGATAATCTCATCAGCCTTTTGTAGTAACTCAATGCCTTTCCCTATGTTGCCCACCTCAGTGCTGAACCTGTACTCTAATCCAACCTCATCTATGCAACAGATGCAGTGAATAGTTTTAAGATCAGAGAGGCGAGTCCAGTCTGAGATACCGTTTGTTTCTATATCAAAGAATAGCTTCATCTTAAAATGGGTTCTCGGTTTGTAGTGCAGTCTCGTTGAGTGAGCCTGTGATAGAGTCGTAACGGAGTGCAGTAGCTACACCAGTCTCGCCAGTAAAACGATTCTTGAGAACACGTATAACAGTTTCATTTCTGTTCTCAGCATCTTGTTGGTTACGCTCTAAGCCACAGCAGATGTCACTTAGTTGTGCGATGGATGCTGACCCTCTGAGTTGTGCTAGGCTAGTAGTCGCTCCCTCTTCGTGACCCTTACCTTCGGGACGCTTGAGGTGAGACACCAAAATCATTCCGATGTTTGTCTCTTCAACAAGTGACCGTAGCTTAGTCATAGTGTTGTCAATAAGTCTGCGCTCATCACCATCACCGATACCAGAAACAACAATAGACAAGTGATCGAGAACTACATACTCAACCTCCATCACCTTAGCCATGTAACGTATGCGGCTGATAAGATTGTCTGAGTTGGTAGAACCCCAATGGTCATAGAGATAGAACCGTCCTGACCCTACTGTCTCCTTGAAGGCTTGCTCCATCTCATCATCAAATGGAGTGTCCTCAAGGTGTAGCAGTTTGTTAGTGTGGATACCGAGGATGCCTTGTGCTGTGCGCTCCAGAGATTCCTCTAGTGCAATGTATCCTACCTTCTTCTCTGTGGTGGTGAGGATGTGGTGAGCAATCACTCGACACACTTGACTCTTACCAATACCTGACCCTGCACAGAACGTGACAATCTCACCTTGACGTATGCCTCTGGTAAGTTTGTTTAGTCCGTTGAATGGATAAGGGATAGACTCGTTGACCTTCGGTTCTTTGAGACGCTGTAACATCTCAGTGCCGCTAACAATATCATCGGGACTCCAGACGTTAGCTCGGTAGGTAGCCCACACGATGTCCTTGCCCTTACCGTTAAGCAACATCTCGTTGGGGTCTTTGAGTGTGAGCTTTGCTATCTTGGTCTTACCTGCTGGTAGGATATTGCAAACCTCTTCGACTGCTTTGTTCCCTTGCTCGTCGTTGTCGAACATCAACACAACTTCTTCAAAAGAGTTAAGCCACTCGTAGTGACGCTTGAAGGCAACCTTTGCAGAGCTACATCCAGAAGGTAGACTCACCACCTCCCACTTGTTCTCAAAGACTTGACTAACTGTTAGGCAATCTATCTCACCTTCGGTAATGACTAATCGTTTACCGCCGTTAGGACATAGGTGCTGACCGTAGAAGAACGTAGGACTTCCCTCACAAGAGAACGTCTTGTCTTCGTAGCGGTACTTCTGTGCAACAATGCCACCATCGGTGTTTCGATAAGTGGCAATGTGACAAGGCTTACCGTTACGGTTTCCTATGCTGTATCCGAAATGTTTGCAAGTCTCCCTGTTGATCTTTCGGGACGGGATGTCCATGACTTCCCCTTGTATAAAATTAGTTGCGGTGTTCTGCATAGTTTGTGGTGCTTCGTAAGTTGTATTAGATTTACTTGGTGTGAATTTTTCACAGGCAAAACACTTAGTGCTTCCGTCTGTGTTGATGCAGAGTGCATCACTACTCCCGCAATCGGGACAGGGTTGGTGGGTAACTGCCCATGTTAGGTTATCCATTCTTGTGGTATATTTTTATGACACCACTTGAAACCATGCTTCTCACACCAAGCGGAGTAAGTCGTTTTAGATTTCTTAGTGAGTCTGTTGTGTGCGTTCTGAAAGCAGAATCTAATATCCAATTCTGGGTGAGCTTCCCTAACCTTGAGGTGTTTTGTTCTATCACTTCCTAGCCATCTCCCTTTGGCTTCAATAATTATTCCGTTCGGTAATATAAAGTCAGGTGTATAAACGCACTTACGCACGTAGTCCAACTTCAAAGTTTCGTAAGCGTAAGCCACCCCCTCCGACTCAAGGGAGAGGGCGACTGTTAGCTCAAACTTAGACCTAAAACGGTGCTTCGGCTGTCTCTTCTTGTTCAAACGTATCGTTGAATGATTCGCCTGTGCCGACATAGCTGTCTTCAACAGAGGTAAAGCCGAACTTACTGCCTCCTCCACCGCTGTATTCACAGAGTTCAATTACTTGGACAGCCTTCAAACGAAGTGTGTATCCGAAGCCGATCATGTCGGTGAAGTAAGGAGCTACCTCAACACCAAGACGGAGGCGTGAACCAGAACCAATCTTAGGTTTGTCGTTGATCTTGTTTCCCTCGCCGTCGAACAAAGCAATCGAGAACTCAATCGTTCCTTTAGCTCGTGTCTCAATCTTGGCTTTTTGTTTTGCGTAGATTTCAAAGTCACCGTCATCTGTTTGACGCAGTGGTTTCTTAGCCGCTACTTGAAGTTTCTTCTTACCTCGTGCTTTACACTCTTGGTCGTAAGCGGCATCAACAATATCGTTGACCTGCAACTCGAAAGTATTGAAGTCCGCTTCACTTACGTGGAGCTTACAGTCAAACAGACCGTTCTCATCAAACGTGGTGTTAGGTGTTACAACGTGTGGGTAGAAAGCTACCCCGATTGGTGTGGTTATTACTTTACTCATTATTATTTTTAGTCTCCTATTTTACTTTATTACTTTGATGCTATTGCTAGCAGAAAAAATACTTTGAATTCAAAACTTGATTTACATTCATACTTCCGTAGACAGGCGGTGGTTTGATCTCAACAGCGGGGTGTTTAGTCATTACTTGATGTCTAAGATTACTAAGCAAGTCAACAGTAAACATATCTTTAAACACACCTCGCAACACTTGACCGAACGCATCACAGTTGTTGCTGTGTGTTCCGTAGCTGTCATGAATCATTGCAAAGTCGTATATGCCTAGTTCGTTAGCGCGTGTAACAGAAAGAGTTAATGCACTTGCATCTAAGCTGTGAACAAAGTTAGGACTGATGCCTTGTTTCTGTCTGCGTGGTGCTAGCTGGTCAGTCTCGCTATGCCACTTAACGTGAGTAGCTTCTCCGTTGATGTGACTCGATACGTTCTGTGTCTTAGTCTTTGTATATTCCTGAAGAACAGGGAAGCCAGTCGGCGTGACCCACTCTATCGGTAATCCTTTACGAGCCAACTCAAACGCAACGTGCTGTAACCATCCCATGCACTCCTTTGGTTTGACCAAAACTTCATTGACTGCGTTCCAAGTCAACTTAGCAAGGTAGCCTGTCGCGCGGTATCGCATCTCCTCAGAGAAAGGATTAGAACATTTAGTTTTACGGAGCGTGTCTTGATACCAGTCGTCAACGTAGTCACGACACGAATAGAAAGTGCCGCCGTAAGGGAACACCATCGTGGGACGCTTGGCTAGTTTTCTGTCGATACCAAAACTTAACCAGTCACTAGCGATAGGGTTACCGCTGTCTCTATCAACCATAAGTTGCTCCACCACACGGTCAGAGACAACGCGATAAATGTCAGCAGGAGAATCTGTTGGTAAGACATTGGTAGCTAGCCCTCCCTCTCGGTCACGCATTAACATTGAAAGGATTTGAACACCGTTGTTACTGGCATCCATGTTGACAGGTAGCTGACTCTTGACCTTACCACTTGCACAGTATTCAGCCCACTCAAAACACCAAGCAAGGAACTGCCAAGGCTTGTCTGCTCGTAACCAATACGTGAATCGTTTAGGATCACTCGCTATGTCGTCTGCTGTATTAGCAAAGTTCTGCGCCCAAGCAACTCGCTCATCCAGAGTTACTTTATCGTTTCCGTAAGTGTTAGCTCCTTGAATGGCGAGCCAGCGAGCAGATTCTTCATCCTTAATTCGTTCGGCACGAGAGAACTGAAGCAGTCCCCGACTCATATCAGCACCTTGTATTCCTAAAAAAGCAGGGACGTTATAAACACGCCCCCTAAAGTCCACTTGGGATGGATAAAAGAAACGATTGCCGACTAGCTTCTTTGCTACGTGAAACAACTTAGCAACGAGCAACCGTCTTGAGATTGTGCTAGCTCGGTGTTGGTATATCCTAGCCGCCATCCGTCTCCAGTTTCTGTTAGCTTCTTCGTTAGTTTTAAAATCATCTGGAAGTGGTGGGAGTGGATCGTCTTCTCGACTCGGCATATCTCCTATTTCAATGGAGTTCTCCCATGCCCACTTCATTACGTTGAACACCTTCTCATTAACAGTCCAAGGTGTCTGTTGAATTAGATTAACTGCCGCCATCGGCTTAGTTAGTTCACCCTTGATGCTCCGTAAGTATTCCATGTTGGATGTCTTGATGAAGGGCAACAAAGGGAGGGAGGTGTTAGTCGTATCGTAACCCCCCTCCCATACGCTTTTCCATGCGGCTGGTAACTCAACCGTTGGCAACCAGAATGGCTCTAACAACTCGCGGTGGTTGTTAAAGTTTTCAATCCATTCAAGCGTTTCTTTTGTTGCCGTGACGTAACGCGTGGGGCGTTTGCTACGTCTATTATCACTGAGGTAGATGTATTCGATGAGGTTGGTGTTCATCCTAAGTATCTCTACTAGGTGAAGCCCTGCGTTGAGCTTGTCCCGATGTGACCAAGCCTCCCAAGAGCGCATCAATTCCTTATCGCTCTCGTGCTTCATGCTTGAGCGAACGTGTCTTATCTTTGCGTTCTTACCCTTGCGCTTCTTGGCTCCCAGTAAGATACCACTTCCCTTCTCTGTATTGTGTTCAAGGAGAAACGCACACCTCGACTCATCCTCAATCCTTGCGCCCACGTAGTGAGCAACGCTAGATAAAGATTTCTTTTTCGTGATGCTATCAAGAACCGCCTTGATCGAAACAAAAGCAATTAGCTTTGAGGGTAATTCAATAACATCTATCTGGTATCTAGCCTTGTTCTTTTGACTAAGTAACTTGGTGTGCCAGTCATCAATCGCTTTTGCATAAAGAGGTAGGCTAGCTCTCATCAACCGCTGTCCGTAACGTGTTTCCAATTCTGCATCCCTCGACTTGGCTGACTCATTCCGACTTCGATATCGTCCAAGCCCAAGCTCTTGCATATCGGAGTTAAGTTCGGTCTGGTCTAGTTTCTGAGTTGTCATGGGAAATAAGATGTCACCTCGACTGAGGTAAAACAAGATTGGTTACGGTTGCGTAGGAAATTTAAAGCGGTGGTGTTGGGTTATAAATCAGTTAGTTACGGAGGTGGAATAATTAAGACGGAATCACAATCCGAGGCTCTACCAACTGAGCTACACCCACCATATTGATTTCGTTAAAGTTTTTAAGTTTGTCTAGTCCGTCACCTCCCGTCACAAAATGTCACCTCTGTCACCCCATCCCGTCACCCAACTACTCACGCTCTTCTTGATTCTCAATAACACGCTCTTGAAGGCGGGCGAGTTTCGCTTTCATCTTTTCGATGTCGTGATTGAGTGACTTGTTCTGAGATGATAACGCATCACAGGCTTTTGTCATAGCATTTAATCCTCTTACAAGAACGGATTCGGTATCGGGTTTAAACAGAGGACGATTTACGTTTTTTGACATTAGTTTTGTGTTAGGTTTTAGTGATTATCGGATTGAATTTCTGCCACCCATTGATCCTTACCCATGACCACCCACTCTTCTAAGTGAGCGAGGTCTTCGGAGTAGAGTGGTGTGTTGGTGTCGATGGATATGAAGCCTGTGAATCTTGAGAAACTATCTGCTGTGAACTTAACGACAACATCACAAGACTCACCCTTCTTGTTGTCCATGTTTAACTTATATATGTATGGCATAATTAGGCGTGTTGTTGGAGTGCATCCCTCGCCTCGATTAGATTCTTGGGACTGATCTTGGCATACTTGTCAGTCATGGCAATGTTACTGTGTCCCATGAATTCTTTTACCATTTTAATGTTACCAGTTCTCTGCACTAACCTCGACCCAAGCGTGTGTCTAGTTAGATAAGGCACAAACATCTTGTTGTCAACCATATCCATGTGCCGTCTAATATATTTCCAAGCCCTCGCGATTCTGTGCTTGTCGAACGCATCCCAAGGATTGATCCCTTGCTGTTTGTTAGCCATCTGCAAGGCTCTTGTTGTCAATGGAACAGTCCTCGATGTGTTAGTCTTGCTGTTCTCCTCCTGCACCATAACAACCCACCCGATGTTCTCGTCGTTGTAGATGTCCTTGCGAGTGACTCCCCTCGACTCCTCAAAGCGTAGCCCTGTGTCGATTGACCATTGCCAGAACTCTCCAAACTTCTGAACTGATTCAAGATGGTGGTTCGTGGTGAACTTAATGATCTTTGCCTCCTGCTCCTCAGTAATATAGGTGTTGCGGAAGTTTGAAGCCGACTTAACGCTCTTAATGTTAGCCCGTTCGGGTATGTATTCCTGATCGACTGCAAAGTCCAACACAACACGGACAGCACTCAGCTTTTTATTAACTGTGCTTGCCTTGTTCTGCTTCACAACCTTCAGCCACTTTACGAAGTCAATACGTGACTGGTTCTTGAAGTCCTCGATCTTAAAGTTACTACCGAAGAACGCTTCGATGTCCTTAACGTGACTATACCTAGTAACCTCGTCCTTTGTGCCTTTCCAGTGATGCTCCCAACACTCCTCTGCAACAGCGACTAAGGTTAAGTGACTCTGCTTGTCGGTGTGTCCCAGTTTACGCTTTACTTCCGCAACTGTAACCAGTCCCGTTCGTAACTCGTAGCGTGTTGTCTCCTCCCATTTAATAGCGTCTCCCCTTGTAACAAAGTAAGGTCGGATGCGTTCGTTGTTGTGGGTGATGTCAGCTTGCCAGCGATTTTTCTTTTTTCTTATGCTCATGTGTGGTGTTTTCCTTTTGGATTAGTTCTAATATCTTTAGTTTAAGTAACTTGCCCTTGTCCGTTGTTGTCAAGAGTCGATTCCGATTATCGAGCGGATCAATGTGACTGTCGATGAAGCCCAGTTTGCGGAGGTTTTGCATATTCCTTGTCGCACTTGCGGAGGATGTCCCCAAGTCTCTCGCTATGTCCTGCAAAGGGATGACCTCCTCACAATCCAAGACCTGTAACAGCATCTTGACCTGCTTAACTGGTATCTCTCCATCTACCTCACTACGGACAAGCTCTACGAAACGGATGAAAGCAAATAATGATAACGTGTTCATGTGTTCTTACTCCTAGCTCCAAGAGCCATTTTTCTTTTAACCATTCGTGAGATAAACAATTCCATATCCGTAAGTATTCCGCTTGCGGTGTGGTTTTGTCAATAGATACGCTTAAAATATAAGGAACATTAAAGAATAGATTCAATTTGGTAGTCGCTCCAGAGAGATAGCTTGCAATAGTATTGCATCATACCATATCAAAGTCCCCAATAGAACGAGTCCCAACTCTAGGTGGAACAGCCCTGCCCCTTCGATACCAAAAGGTTTTCCAACCTTTGTCTATTTCCTTCATTTCCTTTTCACCGATCAAGTCAATCTTATCGTTCTTAATCTTGTGGTTTGAGTTGTAAAGATAACGGAAGTCGGGATGTCGTGAGTTTAATGCGGATGCCATGATTATTTTTTAATGTGTTGGTTTACGATTTCTGAGGTTGTCATAGGTTCGTCAAAGCCGAAGCGTTGTTGAATCCAGATGTCCCCGTCAGGTGATGATAGGTTGCCTCCGTTAGCTTGCATCTCGTCGTGGATGACGTTGAACAAGATACGTCTGTCTTGTCTCAAGCTCTCGATGATCTCCCCGATGTGACGTAATGACCTAATCTCCTCGACGGGTTCGCGGTAAGGATCAAGCGGTTTAACTTGTGAGTCAGACTGCGGTTTCGGTAGGTGAACTTTACGTGTGATTGGTTCTAGTGGTGGTAGTGGTTTCATGCGTTCGCGGTTAGTGTTTGTATTGATGTTGCTCATTTGTAAAAGATATGTTTCCCGATCTTGCAAGTCTTACCCATTGAGCTAGCCCAATAAGGATTACAGTAGTCGGCATGGTAGTGGTCGGCTCCGTTAGTAAAGCTCGTTGGTTTACCTTTAACTATTGCTAACGCTTCTCCGTATCTTGGATGCGCTTTGGCTTTAGCAACAAGCCGTTGAATCTCTCCGCTATTCCAACAGCTAAACTGCTTCCGCTGTAAACAAACCTGCTTTGGTGTCAGCCTACGTTTAACGGCGCGGTTGTGGATGACTTCGTTGACGGCTTCCATTGCCCCGTAATCATACTCTCCTCCTGCTTCCAAGATTAGAGTTGAGGCGATGATCTCCGAGTCGTTTCCTAATAGGTTAGAAAAGAACGCAAAGAGAAAGGTTAGAATGATTCTAAATAGTTTCATAGTGATTTCCTTTTGTGTGGTTAATAATTGCCCGTTAGTAGGCACTCCAAAGCCCGCTCGATGCACAAGGCAAAGGCGGGCAAGTGGATTAAGTGAGCGTCTTTAGGCTAGCCGTATTGCTCGACGTAGCGACTGAAGGCGTTCTCGGCTATGACTACCAAGTGATTTATCGCTTCTCTATCACTATTGGTTTTTAGCTTTGCTTTGATATTGTTAAGCTCTTCTCTAGAGATTTGCATACCGCCAAGCTCTACGATTATTGATGTATTTTTTAGGATTACTTTGTTTTTTGGATTCATATTTTGAATGATATTTATGTTGTTATTAGTTAAGTTAAAGACGGTTTTGAACAGACCGCCAACTGTTTGCAAGGTTATAATTTAAAGCGCTTCTATGGCATCAAATAAGGCTTTGTTTGGTTGCCTGCTACTTGTTACCCTCAAGAATGTTTCGGCGATGTCTTGCCAGTATGTTTCCGAATCAAAGCCTAGTTGCTCAATCTCGTAATTCATATAAGGCACAGCCAGCGCAAGCCCTTGAAACCAATCGACGCAAGCGCTTAATAATCCTTGCTTTTCAATATTCCAACTCATCTCCTGCTCAAACCGTTCGGCGGCGTGTTCAAGTGCTGGCTTAGTGTAAAAGCGTGATAATTTAAAGCCCTCTTGCAGTAGACAACCCTCTATTATAACGCTTTCAAGTGTGGTTTCTTCAATAGCCCAGCCCTCGTGTTTTGTGGCGTGGTCTACGCTGTTCCCTTGATGCTTTAAAACGTAGTTAAAGCTGTCCTGCTCGTTGCCTTTAAACTGTGGCACGTTGTCTTTTGATACGGTGTAGTTTTTTGTATTTTTCATGATGTTTTTTATGGTGTTATTATTGGTGTTATTATTGGTGTTATTATTGGTGTTATTAGATAAAGAATTAAAGCAAAGGCTCGCAACCCTTTCACAGGTTGCAAGCCCTAAGTTTAATCATTTATTGAGTATATAATTTGCGGCTTTCTCGGCTTGGCTTGCGGCGGTGACTAGCATCTTAGAATCGCTCTTAAGCACCTTAAGCCAACTTTCAAGATAGGCGGCAGAGTTTTCTACAGTGCGCTGTAAAATGCCCGTCTCACCGCAAAGGAAGCAAGCGGTAAATTCCGCGACTAGTTCCTCTTTAGAATAAACAGCGTCACCGAACGCCGCAACCTTCTCGATCCCTTCTCTATTCAATCTTGAACTGTGACCAGTCGAGTGTGCTAACTCATGAAAGAACGTCGAGTAATACTCACTAGAACCGTGAAAGGTTTCTAGCTTAGGCATTGTCACATTGTCAGTCAAAGGGCGATAGAAAGCACGACCTCCGCCAAATGTGAGACTAGGCTTGTTCGGCATGGCATCAATAATTGATTCACACTTTGCTAGCTTCTCGTTGTCATTTAAATCGCTCGCTTCGATCTTAGGATATTCAACACCTTCGCACTGCTCGACATTGAAAACATTATAGTATTTGAGCAAAGGAATTTTCTTGTCGGCGATTGCTTCCTTTTCGGCTTGCGGCATCTTGCTAGGCAACGGCTTTTCATTCTTAAAATAAAGGAATTGCCAGTAAGTAACAAGGCTAGCTTTCTCGCCTTTTTTGACGCTTCCGCCTTTTTCCTTAGCTTGTTTATATGTTAAGTAATACGGCGATTCGTAATCGTTAAAAGCGAGTAAAAAGGCATTGATGCCCTTGTATGGTTTTTTCGTGATT